CCGTTTGCCAATCATTCGACACATCAGATGGTGGATTTGGAAACGCCGTGTAGATGCTCACTATGCACTATGGAAACAGCTTGGGAGCCATGACGGAAACCGTGTGAGCGATGATGCACATTTGCAAGATATTTGGGATGGGAGAGCATGATTGATAAGGACAAAACCGATGGATGAAGAACAAACTAAAGAAGTAAATACTATAGCCGCAGACAAGTTCAAAAAACTATTAGAACAATGCAAAGACGAGCTACCCACCATTGAAGAAGAAATTCAGATTATGGGGGAGTGCTATGGTATTATGCTATTCCTAGAGATGTTGGGCTATAATGTAAAAGGTTTAGCTAAAGACGCTAAGTCAGGTATAGAAAAGCTGAAAGGAATGGTAGAAGATGAGTGATATAAAGATTTTGTGTATCACATTTCCTTGGGGATGCGATTGCTGTGGTTATGGTCAGCATGTTGCTGTTTCTATCTATGATAATAAGGTGCTAATATGGAGAGGCACCTATAATGACCAGTTTGGGGGTCCGCTAACAGAAGGGGATGAGGTTATAAGAACCTCAGATGCTTACGAATACGTTTCTGGCATGAGAAAAGCTTACGAGGTTATGGGCCACGAAGTGACGCTTTACATGGATGGAGTTAAAGTAGATGAGTAAAAATACACTAGGAGTTATTGGAGTAGAAGAAGTAGAAGAACATGAAGATGGTTCAGCAACTTATCATTTTCATTTCGATGACTCAACACGAGATAGAATGGCTCAACTAGGTATTGAGCTTGTTATGTACTGTGCTGCTTATAAGTGGGATATCCAAGACGCTCTTGATTCTTTAAAAAGAGAAGAAAATGACACATAATATATACACTCCTGATAACTGGGTTGTAATTAAGATCAATAACCCAAAAGACCCTCACTACAGAGTACTTGGAGGTTGGTATGGTGGTTACACCCAAGGAAATAGTTGGAGACTTAACTCTGGAATAACTAAACATGAGTTTGATGGAGATTACTGGTACTTTTATGGTTCTTCCGGTAGTTGTTATGAGTGTTATATAGACAGTTACAGGATGACTACAGTTATGGCCGGAATCTACAAAGAACTGCAAGACAATGTGCAAAAGATTAAAATAGAACTAGTAGATGATCAAGCTTGGATTAAAGAAGATTGGGATTGGGGTATTAAATGAGTAATTTTCGGATTAAGTATGATGAACTCACAGAAGAATACTATGTGATTGGTAAAGATGAATTCTTAGCTTATTTTTACGGGAGGTACGCTTACTCAAATGCAAAAAAATGCCTTAAAGCTATGAGTGAAAAGTATGAGTAAATACTTACATCGTGTATTTATTGCTTTATCAGTGCTTTTAAATGTAATTCTTGGTGGACGATCTAATCAAACCTTTAGTGCTAGGAACTATCAGTGGAAGAAAGATAGTAAGTTAAACTTAGTCTGGCTGATTGATTATTTACTAGGGGAGCATCATTGTGTTGAAGCTTGGACTTACTGGATTATCAGACTAGAACCTAATGGAAGAGAATATTATGTTAAAGAAAAATTACGTTGAACTGTGGTCTGAAAGAGTAAATCTAGACAATGGAAATAGCTATTCTTACTCGGAAGTAATCGATATTCTTAATAATCTATTTATAAAGGCTGAAGATAAAGGTTTAAAAGATAAGAGATTTTTCTTTGAAGTAGATGAGGATGAATATATAAATATAGCAGTATCGGGGGTAAGATATGAAAATTAGTTTTTACGATCAAACAATTAGGGCTGAAGTAGTATTTACTATTGATGAGGATGCTGATATCCATGAGATGACTTCATCTTTTGAACGAGTACTAAAAGCAGCTGGCTATCTTTTACCTGATAATGGCTACATTGATATTTGTTACTGGGAAACGATCGACTAATGGCTATCTTAGTTAAATTCAGGAACGGTTATACTATTCAACCTGATAAGAGAGAGTATCTTAGGATTTATACTGAGAATGAGTCAGTATGTTTCTATGTTAACTCTGAACAACAATACTGGGAAGCAGTTAATGTTATTGTTTCTCAGTACGGCTATGTACCTCAATATGAAGTGGTGAAGCTAAAATGACTGGTTATGAGATTGGGGTATTAGTTAGTATTGCTATGTTTTTCATTATTTTAATTTTTAATTTTTGGGACTAATAAATAAATGACTTATAAAGAAAAGATTGCTAAGTTGACCCGTATGAAAGAAGACTTAGAAAAGAGTTTAGCTATGGCTAACCTATCAGAGTTTATTACAGAAGAAGATTTAAAGGAAACTAAAGCCTTTATTGAGTCTTTAATTGCAGATATGGAAAACTTAGATGGCCTTGAAGAAGTTAGTTAAAGAGCTATTTGAAATACTAGATACAGAAGAACAAACTGATGAGGGTCGGTACTTTAGACCAACTACTTTTAGTTCTTGTAGAACAGACCATGTAATTAAGTTAAATAAGATCTTAGAAGAAATGAGAGTGCATATTAAAGGAGTTAATAAAGATGATCAGTAAAGAAGATATTGATGCGTTTACTACAAGTACAGAGCGTACTATTAAAGTTGAAGAGGTAAAAGAACATGAAGATGGTTCTGCTACTTACTCTCTAGACTTAGATGATGAGACTGCCAGTGACTTAGCAGCAATTGGTGTTAAAGTAATGCTGTACTGCACTGCTGCTAATATGTCCTTAAACGAGCTATTTGATATCCTAACTCAATACGTAGAAGAGGTTAAATCCGATGTCTAACTTTGATAAAGTTAAAGAACTTAAGGAAGAGTATCAAAAAGGAGTTGATACCCTGCTATCTACAATGGTACAATCTGGATTTGTAGATAACATGATTAAATTAGAGATGACTACCTGTTTGAATAACACCCTAGATGAGATTGAGTCTACTATTAATAAAGATGAAATTCCACTGAATAAACGTGAAGACTTGAGGTATAACATTAAGTTGTGTTACTCTTTGATGAATCTCTTAAATTACTATGACTTTTATTCTGCCTTTAAAGAAGAGCGAGAATTACTGAAGAAAGCTTACTCGGATCTATACGACCATACTAAAGTAGAGACCGATATGATTTCCGATCCTTCTTACTAACTACTGAGTTTTTAACGAAGCTCTTAACTGTACCCCTCTCGGTATCTCTGCTTACTTGTCCTTTATTAAGGATAGGTAGGTGGAGGTATCGGGAGGGGTAGTTATTTTTTTTTTCTAACAAAATAACTTATTGTTTTTATTATGAAATAAATAGTTGACCTTTAAGAATAAACGTCTACTATAAGTTAGGCTGAGATTCTTGCTAGGCTCTGTCCTGTTAATACCTATCTACCTACTGAGTTTTTATACTGAGTTTCTAACGAAGCTCTTTAACGAAGCTCTATTGGGACTTCTACTGACATCTGAAAGAAGTATCCTGTATGCCCCCCGATGATGTCCTATGTAGAAACTAAGTTCTTTTAGCTCTTAGTAGTGTCTCTTTTTAGAGATGCTATGCGGGGGGTTTAAAAGGTAGATAGGTATTAACAGGATACCCTAGTGTATTGATTATTATATAAATAAAATTTAATGTTTTCATATAGTTAATTATTAAATTATATGATGATGTTTTTAATGGTTTTTTATTTCAAATTGTAAAAATAACTTGCCGTATCGAACAACAAAAGGAGGTTCACATGCCGGATAATCGTAAAGACAAACGTGGTGGTTATAAAGAGGGCGGTGGCCGTCCTAAAGGTTCTAAGAATATTAACTCTATGGCTAGTGTTAAGAAGCTACAAGAACTTGGTTTTGACCCCATTGAGATGATGGTAAAGAAATATAAAGAAATTCAGAAAAAGCTAGATAAGTTAGAGACTCAAGGTAAAGACGGTACAGGAGCTTATGCTCAGATGACTGCTACCCAAGGCACCTTGATTAACAATCTAATGGCTTACGGTTATAAGAAGATCCCTGATAAACTAGAGCAAGAGATTACTGAGAAGAAACCTATTGCTATTAAACTAACTACTAATACTGCTACAGAAGAAAATAAAGAATAAGGGGATCACCTATGGCGGAGAATAATAATGAGCCTTGGCATATGTCTCGTAGTTTTAATGTATCACAAGTTTTAGCTATTGTAGGTCAAACAGTAGCTTTAATTTGGTTTGTATCTGCATTAAACAGTGAGGTTGAAGCTAATAAGGCTATTAATATTAAACAAGATGCTAAGATTGAGTCATTAGAAAAAATTGTTCAAAACCAAGCTGTTACTATGGCAAGGATGGATGAGAATATTAAAGCAATTAGAACTGCTGTAGAGTCTATGGCAAAACGTTAATAAAAGGAATATACTATGCCTAAAGTTGGAAACAAGACTTATCCTTATACTAAAGCTGGTAAAGCTGCTGCTAAGAAAGCTATGGCTGCTAAAAAGAAATCTACTAAGAAGAAAAAGTAATTATGGCTAAAAGAGGCTTATACGCAAATATTCATGCTAAACGTAAACGTATAAAGGCTGGTTCTAAAGAGAGAAAAGCTAGACCGGGAGAAAAGAATTACCCCTTAGCTAAACAATTTAAGAAGGCTTCTAAAACAGTTAAAAAGAAATAATTAATTATGTCAGATATAGTATTACATGCTAAACAGTCTAAAGTTATTCAAGACTTGTTTGTAGACAAAACTTGTAGATATGGTGTAGTTACTGCTAGTCGTGGTTTTGGTAAGTCTTACTTAGCTGCTGCATCTGCATTAATTGCTGTACAAGAGCTAATGGATCTTCCACCAGATACTCCTAATAAGAATGTTGCTTTAATCGCGCCTACTTACTCTCAAGCTGTAGATATTTATTATCCCCTTATTGCTTGGCAAATGGGTATGGAGGATTATGCAGATAAGTCTTCTAAAGCAGCAGGTACTTTTTGGTTCCCCAACAATGTTATATTAAAACTATGGTCCTATGAAGCATCTCAACGGATGCGTGGTACAGGACAATACTTTGTTGTTGCTGATGAGGTAACATCTTGGAAAGGTGCTGGGATGAACCTAAAAGAATCTTGGGAGTCTGTTATTCAGCCCTGTGTATCTACACGTTGGTCTAGACAAAATGCAGAGAAATATGGTGCTAATCCCGGTAGAGGTTTGATTATTAGCACACCAAGTGGTTATGATTATTTTTACGAAATGTATAATAGGCAAGAGTACGATGATGATTGGAAAAGCTATCATTTCGATTACAAGGATTCTCCATTTCTTGATGAAGAAGAAATTGAGAGAGTAAAGAGGACACTAGACCCTCTGAAGTTCGCAAGAGAATATCTTGCTAGCTTTGAAGACTCTGGTAATAATGTGTTTTATACCTTTAATAGAAAAGAACATCTTGATAGCACTTTACCCTACTTCGAAGCGGGTGAAGATGTACATGCTGCTATTGACTTTAATGTCGGTATTCAAGCAACAGTATTATTTGCTATTAGAGGTAATCAAGTTCATATCTTAGACGAAACTCAGGGCCACCCTGATACAGAGTCTTTAGCTAATTATCTTAAAGATAAGTTTAAAGGACATCGTATTATATCGTATCCTGATCCTGCAGGTAGGGCCAGAAAGACGTCTGCTGCTGTTGGAATTACAGATTTTAAGATATTAGAGTCTAAAGGTATTATTACAAGAGCACATAATAAAGCACCACCTATTATTGATTCTGTTGCTGCTGTAAACAGGAAATTTAAAAATGCTAGTGGTGATATAGATATGTATATTCATCCCAGAGCAGTAAATACTGTAAAATCCATTGAAAGAACTCAATGGGTAGAATCTAACCCTGATTCTGCAACTATTGATAAGAAAGAAGGGGTAGAACATTGGTCAGATGCTCTCCGTTATGCTATAGAGTATTTGTACCCAATTCGAGCTGGAACTAGACTTACTGTAAAAGGGTTTGGTTTCTAATTATAGGAGTAGATAAATGGCATTGGAAAAAGTGCGATCTTTCCTCCAAGAAAGAAGAGTTAGGCGTTTTAATAAGAAGGCGCATGAGATGACTCCGGCTCGAAGAGCAGCATTAAAGAAAGCTATCTTAGCTTCTGCTAAAGCAAGATCCGCTCGTGCTGGAAAACGAGTAGGCAAAATAACTAAAGAAGCAACTAGATTGACAGACGCTAATTATGCTCTTCAAGTCAAAATCGCTAAAAATCAACAAACAATGAATGAGCTTAAAAAGAAGGCAGAAGCCGAAATGGCTAGAATTCTAAAAGCTCAAGAACGTATTTCTAAATACGGTAAATAAACAAAAAGGAATTTAATAATGGCAAACATTCGTAGTCGCGCAAAAGCAGCTTATGGTAAAGCAAAGAGCAAAGCAAAGTCTAAGTACAGCAAAGCAAAAACTGCTGTAGGTGAAGCACGCTCTGGTTATAAGACTGCTCGTTCTGGTGGTAGCATTCAACCTAAGAAACTTAGCCGCATGGACAAGCTCCGTGGCAAGAAGCCCGGTGCAGCTCCTTCTAAGGCAAAGCAATTTGGTGCTCGTGCTGGTACAAAAGTTAATTCTGCTTACAAGTTCACTGCAGCTCGTAAGGCAGCTCTTATGAAAGCTGTTAGAGCATCTGCTGCAAAGCGTCGTGGTAAGAAGTCAGCTAACACTGCAGTTTAATATTACTACTACTAAGGCTCATCCATTCTGGGTGGGCCTTTCCCTTTAACTACCCATCTGAGGATCGGTAAGGAGGACATAAAATGCCTAGATCAAGAATTAACTCTGCATCTAAAGATCTGATTACAGATGATGGTGCAGTACTTGCTTCAGTTGTTGAGGGAGAGCAAGTAGGGATTAATATTACCCTTAACTGGATAACGAATTTATCCGGATACAGTCTTACAGTTAAAGCAGTAGAAGCAGATATGTCAGGTGAAGTAGATGATAATGGTTATCCACTAACTGTTAAAGAGAGTGGCCAAGTAATTCAGCTACCTATTATTGACGTTGACTTTACAGATAACAAGTTTGAAATTATTATTCCAGAGGATCTTACAGACAACTGGACTACAGAACCAGAACCAAACAAACCCTCCTATGCTTGGATTGGTTTAGAAGTTCGTGATACAGGTATTGGCAGTGAGCAAAAGATTTGGAAGCCACTACGAGGATTAATCGAGGTGCTATATTCTCCTACTGAGGAGATTTAATTATGTCATACTCTATCTCGGTTAATTCAGATAGTATTGTTGTTAACTCGGAGACCATTGATTATAAAGTAGACTCAAAGACTAATGAGTACTCTGTTTCTTTATCAAGAGCAGGGGGTCAAGGTTCTAAAGGTGATTCAGTTACTAATGTCTATATTGACAGTAATAAAGACCTTATTTTTGAGATCTCTAACTCTTTAGGAACAGTTGTAGAAACTGTAAACGCTGGCTCATTTAAAGAGTTAATTAACTTAGTCGATTTATTAGATGTAGACTATAACTTAATTTCTGACAATGACGTTATTCAATATGACTCAGCTACTAATAAATTTACGTCTCACACTTTAACTACAACATCTATTTCGGACATAGACAATACTAACAAAACAGATGGCGCAGTTTTGCTTTATGATGGTAATTCTAAAAAATATAAAGCAACAACCAATTTAGACAATTCTAATACTGTCATTATAGGAGGAACATTCTAATGGCTACAAAAATTATTCTTAAAAAGTCTACTGCTAGCGGCGCAGCACCTCTTGTTGCAGATCTGGATCAGGCAGAATTAGCGATTAACCTTGCTGATCGTAAAATTTATACCAAAGACAATAGTGGAGCTATTGTTAAGCTTGATGGTGCTTATGTAGACCCCGTTGCACCTGGTAATCCGTCTAAAGGCGATATTTGGTATGATACAGAAAATAATTATCTTAAAGCTTACAACGGTTCAGCGTGGGTTAATGCTGGTTATACAACTCTTGGAGAGTTTGGTATTACAGCAACCGCATCAGAACTAAATATCCTTGATGGTGCTACTTTAACTACTATTGAGTTAAACCATGTGGATGGTGTTACTGGCCCTATCCAAACACAACTAGATGGTAAAGCTGCTTCCGTTCATACTCATACCTCTACTAATATTACAGATTTTAATGAAGCTGCTCAAGACGCAGTAGGTGGCATTATCTCAGGTGCGGGTATTGTTTCTGTTACTTATGATGATAATACAAATACTATTACTGTTTCCGCAACTGAAGCAGACACTCTTGACTCTGTAACAGATAGAGGTAATACTACTGGTAACAGTATTACTGTAGGTTCTCTTCAAACAACAGCTAATGTTACAGTAGGTGGTAATCTGATTGTTAACGGTACTACTACCACTGTCAACTCAAACGAAGTTAATATTGGTGACTCTACTATTCTTCTCAACTCGGATGAAACGGGTAATCCTAGTCTAGACGCAGGGTTTGAAGTAAATCGTGGCACAGAGAATAATGTTTCTTTTGTATGGAATGAAACAGACGATGCTTGGGACATGGGTAACGAGACACTTCAGAATGTTATAATCGACGGTGGTGCTTACTAATTAAATTAAAAAGGAGTCATCTATATGGCTACTAAAATTATTCCTAAAAAGTCTAGTGTTGATGATAAAGTTCCTTTAACAACAGACTTAGATGTTGGTGAGATTGCTATCAATTTAGCCGACAAAAAGCTATTTACTAAAGACGGTGCTGATAATATTATTTCTTTAGGTAATACTGAAGAACAAAGAATTCCTATTAAAGCTGACGTTGCTTTATCTAAAGGTGATGTTTTATATGCAACAGGTGCTGTTGGTGCTTCTGGCAAAATCACTGTGGATAAGTATATTGCTAATAATACTATTGACGAAATTTATTTAATTGGTCTAGCTGACAGAGATTTATCGATTGGTGAAATTGGCTATGCTATTAGCTTTGGTGAAATTAAAAAAATTGATACAACAGGTACAGCAGTAAGTGAAACTTGGGTAGATGGTACAATATTATACGCTTCCCCTACTACAGCAGGTAAGCTAACTAATGTACAACCTGATGCACCTAATCAAGATATTACTACTGCTATAGTTATTCGTGCTCATGCTAATACTGGTATCCTGTTTATTAGGCCAAAGCAAGGATATCACTTAGATGAGATACATGATGTTTATGCTCCTAGCCCTACAGATGGTCAAGTTCTTAGTTGGAACAATACCAATTCACGTTGGGAAGCTGCTACCGTAGAAGGTGGAGGTGGTACAACAGGAGCTTCAATTACCGCAAGTGATACTCCTCCTAGCTCTCCTAGTGCCGGGGATTTATGGTTTAATACTTCTGATATGTCTCTTTCAGTGTATTACCAAGACGCTGATTCAAGCCAATGGGTAATAACAAGCGGACCACAAGGTGCTGCTGGTGTTGCTGGTGCTGATGGTCAAGATACTACTGTTACTGCAAGTAGTACTGCGCCTTCTAATCCTGAACAAGGGGATCTATGGTTTAATACTACTGATTCTTCTATGTATTTTTACGATTCGGGGCAATGGGTAGCTATTAGTGGGCCAACAGGCCCAGAGGGACCAGAAGGACCAGCAGGAGAAGGTATTTCAACAGGCAAAGCTATTGCTATGGCTATTGTGTTCGGATAAAGGATAAAGTAAATGGCAGCACCTAATATAGTAAATGTAGCTACAATCACTGGTAAAACAGATGTATTATCAGCTACAACAACAGCAACGGCTGTTACAACAAATTCTGCAGCTAGTGGGCAAGTATACAAAATTAATTCTGTTATCGTTGCTAACGTCGATGGAGTAAATAATGCAGATATTACAATTGATTTATTCAGATCAAGCACTGCTTATAAACTAGCAAGTACTATTACAGTACCAGCAGATTCTACTTTAGTAGTATTAGCTAAAGATACAGCAATTTATTTAGAAGAAGGTGATTCTATTCGTGCTACAGCAAGCGCAAATGGAGACCTTCAAGTTATTTGTAGTTATGAAATTATTTCAGAGTAAAGGAGAGGTATAAATGGCTATTAATTTTCCAAATAGTCCCACAATCGGCCAATCTTATGAATTAGATGATATCTTTTTTGTATGGAACGGTACTGCTTGGGCCGTAGAAGATCCTCTTCAAAACGTAATTCAGTACATTAAATCAGGTACAGCGGCAGAAAGACCTGTTGTATCTTCCCCTACTCTTTACTACAACACAGATCTTGATGGCTTAGAGTTATACTATCCTGAAGTAGATGCTTGGGAGGTAGTTAACACCTTCACAACACAACAAGACCCTACAGCAGCCTCTGGTCAAGCTTTATATACTTCACCGGGAACTCATTCTTGGATTTGTCCTTTAAACGTTTACAGCGTTGACGTAATCTGCGTTGGTGGTGGTGGTAGCGGTTGGTATTCGAGCTCTGGTGGAGGCGGTGGTGGAGGCGGTGGCCTTGGCTACAAAAACTCTATTAGCGTTACACCGGGGCAATCTTATACCGTTGTTGTTGGGACAGGTGGCCCTACCGATGTAAGCAGCAGCACTTCTAGTACTACTGGTGCAAACGGAGGAAATAGCTACTTTATTAACACATCTACTGTAGTTGGATATGGTGGAACACGGCCAACAAGCTACTCAACAGTGGGCGTAGGCGGCTCTTATTTTCCTTTAGGGGGAAGTGGAGGAAACGGTGGGTCAAAATCAAGTCAAGCTCCCGGCGGCGGTGGCGGTGCTGGAGGCTACTCTGGTTCTGGAGGTAACGGTGGTCTTGGATATGGTAATCCGGGTTTTGCTGGTACTGGTGGTGCTGGTGGCGGTGGCGGTGGTGGAGATACGAGCTTTGTTGGTGGCGGTGGCGGTGGCGTTGGAGTTCACGGAGAAGGTGCTTCTGGTTCTGGCGGAGCAGGCTCTACAACTACTAATGCTTCTCCCGGCACAGGTGGTTCATCAGGACAAACAGGTCAAGGGCAAGCAGGTGGCGCTTACGGTGGTGGCGGCGGTGGCTCGGACTCTCCTTCTGGCGGAGGTGCTGGCGGAAGTGGCGCTGTTCGCATCATCTGGGGTTCAAATCGTGCCTTTCCTTCAACTAATACAGGAGACGTATAATGCTTATATCTTATAAAGGCGCACAACCACAAGAGCTACCTAAAGAGTTTGAGAGTTACACAGTACAACAGTTGACTGAGCTAGGTATTAAAATTGTATCAGAGTTACCCGTAGTAAGTTTTAATCAACGTGCTGTTTGGAATGGTAACGATTGGGTCGTACAATTAATTCCTGATCCAGAGGTAGCAATTCAGCGTCAATGGCTAAAAAATGAAGTAGTAAGACTTCTTAAAGAATCCGATGAAAGAATTATTGAGTTGCAAGAAAAGAGTATTACTATTCCTAAGTCAATCTCAGATTATCGAGATGCTCTACGAGAAGTACCAAATACAAGTAATCCTTTTGATGTAGTTTGGCCTGAGCATCCTGTAGTTGATATTACAATCAACGACTTAGTTAAGGCTGAAGCAGCTAGACGTATTCTTGAAATTTGTCCAGAATGGAAACAGCGTAATCTCACAGCACAAGCTGCTATTCTTGCAAAAAAGGGTGAGGCTAATTGGACTCCTGAAGAACAAGCTGCATGGGAAGCTGGTGAACAAATTTGGGCTGCTATTGCTATAATTCGTTCTAAATCCGATGAATTAGAGAATACAGGGGATATCCCTTCAGACTTTAAAGATGACAAGTATTGGGTGTAATATGAACAATGAAAGACTTATAGGCGCATATATACCTACAAAAACTACAGAACGATATGGTATCAATAGAGAAGAGGGTTTAACTTTAACTAGGACAGAAAGTGTATCTAATTTTACAGCTTATGACGCTACAGAGCGTGGGCAAGACGTAGTATTCTCGTGTGATATTACTTTTCCAAATCCTGCTGTAGATGGCCAATTATTTAAAATGGGCGGGACAGGAACTGGCTGTTGGGTTGGTATCCGTGGTGGTGGCACTGTTTTTAGATTAAGAGCAAGTGATGGTGCTGAAGACGCTCCTACTACAAATTCTAGTGATAACGCACTACTTGATATTACAGACTTTCCACAAGATGACGAAGTACATAATGTAACTTGGGAATTTAAAGTAAACCAAGGAAGAATTCGTCTCTGGATTGATGGGGTATTTAAAGGGGAATCTTACGCAAAATCTGGTCCTATGAAAAATAGTATTTGGACTGGGACTAACACTGGGGCTTATATAACAACTGCTTCCGATACTGGTCCTGCAGGGGAGCCAGCAACTGCTTGGCAAGGTACTAATCAAGGATCTGGTCTTAGAGTTTACACTAATCAACTTGTTACTAATGATGAAGTTAGTAATAAGAAGAATTCTGGCATTTGGAAACTTAATTCACAGTATTCGGCTTCTTTAAATTCTGATTGGGAGCTTTCTAATGGGTTTTTTGTTGAGCTTCCTACTCCTACTTTTAGCGATACAGATACTACATCTTGGCAATTTACTTCTCAACCTTTGGGGAGTAAAGATGATGTTGATAGGGTTATGTATATCATTCCACAATATGAATACGTTGCAGCTAACGGCCTTGTTACAGTATCGTCTTTAACAGTAGGAAATTTAGATGCTAAGTGTTTACTTCTAGGTTCTGCTTACACATCGAATTATGGCATAGCAGAAATTTGGAAAGTTACTATACCAGCTGGTACTGGAAGCTCTGCAACTATAACAGTAAATACCCCATTTGCTACAGCGCCTTATCGATTATCCATAGGTACAATGATTGTATATGGCGAACGAGGATATCAAACGGCAGTGAATGTTGGTACCAATAATTCGATTACTTTACCTGTTGTAGAAAAAGGTGCTGTTTTCTCAGGGTTTCATTGTGTTGATGATGTTGCAGTTACTTGGCCATCTGATTTGACACAAACATTCGATTCAGCAGTTACTAACAGTGAATTGCTCTATGCAAAAGATGACACAATTCTTTCTACAGAAAACAAACAATACTCTGTTACACAAGCAAATTCAGGTGGAATACTCATAGGAATTTCTGTTTGGTAATATTAAATTATAACAAAGAGGCTTTATGTCTAAAAGAAAATCTCGCTACAGAAATAAACAATCCGAAGATAATGTTGTTAAGCTATTTAGGATCAACATTTTACCTAAGAATAAAAAACAAGAAAGCTTAATTAAAGCAATTGAAGAGAATAAAATTGTTGTTACGTTAGGTTGCGCTGGTACAGGTAAAACTTATTGCAGTGCAGGTACTATAGCTAAACTTTATTCTAAAGGCGGCTATGAACGTATTGTTCTAGCAAGGTCTAACATGCCTACAGGTAAGTCTTTAGGTAGCTTTCCCGGTGATATTAAAGACAAACTTACTCCATTTCTAATGCCTATGTTAGATGTTCTTAAAGAGCTATTTGGTAAAGGTAAGTACGAGTATATGCTTAGTAAGGGTGAAATTGAAATGCAACCTATTGAAACAGTAAGAGGGCGTTCTTTTAAGAACTCTCTTATCTTAGTAGATGAAGCTCAAAACCTTACAATGGACGAGTTAAAGGCTCTAAGCACTCGTCTAGGAGAAAATTCTAAGCTAATCTTCATGGGTGACCCTGCTCAGTCAGATCATAAGAATGGCCAAGACTTGAACAGATTTGCTAACTTACTTATTAAAAACAACATTGAAGTACCTGTTATTAAATTTAATGCTAATGAGATTGTTAGATCAGACATCGTGGCAGATTTAGTTAAAATGTTTATTAAAGAAAACATCTAGTTATAATAGTTGACCTTAAAGAAGGTCGGAGACCTATGTATATAAAAGAAAGGAGCTTAAAATGGCTACTTACTATTTTGAGGGGCAACAAATTCTAGCTCCTTTCACAATTGAATCAGTACAAGTTGTATTATCTTCAGAAACTGTTTCTGGTAAAATCTTTAAAAGTAAAAGTAAAGGACAAAGATGGGACTTGTCCTTTAATATAATTACTAATGAACCTGCTGCTGTTTTCGCTGCTTTACTAGAAGATGATGTGGTAGAAAAATCAATGATTATGCCTCAACTCTTAGACGTTGATAAAGCTTTAGAAAATGCTGCTCAATACTATGGTTATGTAAATGGTGGTGTATCCTCAGGCTCTACAGTAGTACCTATGACAAGTATTTTGGGACTTCTCCCTCAAGGTTCGTTTATTCAGTTTTCAGGGCATGATAAGATTTATACTGTTTTAAATTCATTAACTACTAGTGGTAATGCTAACATTTATCCTGCTTTACAAAAAGATCTTGCTAATGGCACCCAAATAAAACTCCCAAATAGCGTAGTAAGACCTTCTTTTCATTATAAGCGTTCAGTAGATACTTTAGCAGGTATGGTTTTTACAGATGGTATTATTGCTAACCCCGGTACAATTACTTTAAACGAAGTGGTATAATAAATGAATAAGTTAGACTTCAGTACAGAACATAAGTTAGATTGCTTAAACAAAGCGTATAAAGAAAATAATCGTTTAAAGAAAAATCTGTATGGATACAAGTATGGTAAAACAGATTGCTTTAATTTATTTACTCTTTATGATAATAAGCTAAGAGCAGGAAAAAGTACTTTACACGGTAAGATTAAAGTATACAATACTCACAAAATCTTTCATGCTAAAGTAAAGCGATTAGGTTATGCTGATGTAAAAGACTTTGTTCTATCTAATGGCTATAAAGAAGTTAGTTTCGAAGAAGTTAAGTTAGGTGATACAGTGTTCTTTGACTCTATTGTAGTTGATATCACAGTAGCTATTTATGATGGCGTAACTTGGATTAGTAGCTCAGACGATCCTAAGTATGAACGCTTGCCAAACAGATTTATTGAGCCTAGAGTTAGATTTGTTGTTAGACCGGAGAAAAATTATGAAAAGCTATAGCACATTTGTATACAACGAACTACAAAAACAAAATATTGTTACTTATACCTTATTTGAGTTTGATATTCTTTACAGAACAGGCCCGTCTATTTTAAGGTTTTGCTCAGAAAATTTTCCAATTGAGTTTAATGGTAACACCTACGAGCCAAACATCGGATTACTAGATTATACTACCCCTATCCAATCAAATATTATTGATAGACAATCCTTTAATATTTCATTAACAGATAACGAAAAAAGATTTCAAGGCAACATTTCAAATTCTAATTCTGGCAGAGATGCTTCAATATATATTGGTTTTTATAACTCAGACGGAACCCCCCGAACAGCTATTTCTGATGTTATTTTGGCGTATAAAGGTTTTATTGACGGTACTAGTTATAGTAATGATTTTGAAGAGTCAATCTTTAATATTGAGCTATCATCACCAATGGGGGACTTATCATTAGTAAATACCTTAGTTACTACAAAAAGCAGCCTCAAGCTAAGAAATTCAGATGATACCTCTTTTGATAAAGTAATTGACCGTCAAGAACAAATCATTAAATGGGGCAAGGAGGAATAATTATGTCAGGTACTATAGCTATTGCTGTGACAAGCACGCTAACAATTAGTATTTCCGTCAGTCAAGTTGTATTGTTTGCAGCCTCTATTATTTATCAACGGCATCAACAAAAGAAAATGCAAGACGCCTTAGATAAACGTAAAGGTTTTGAAATTACTCAAAGACAAGAAGCAGGAAATCTGCCTGTATTTTACGGTTTTAACAAATCAGGTAGCTTAATTACCGATATTAAAGTTAGAAATAACTGGAACTTTAGCAGCCCAGCTAATTACAGCAATGCTGTTTTTGATCCATCTGAAAATCAATTTCGATATGACGATAATCATAGACTTAATGTATCAATTAGTTATACTCAAGAGCAAACAAACGGAGACAACTGGTACACATTATTAAATGTAACCTATACTATTATCTGGAACGGTGTTACGGTATATTCTAAAAGTAAAACATTAGGAGATAGGTGGCGATATCCTTCTGCTTCGGAATTTGAAAGAGATGTGTTGTCTACTTTAAGAAGTATTTCAGTAGATGGTAATACTAGATATTATTTTAATGATTATCATAAAATATCAAATACACAATATAGTTTTCCTGTAAGAAAAGCTTCATTTTCGGGCATAGAGCCTTCTTGGTTTTCTATTATGAAAAACAGCAAGTCTGGTTTAAAAAATGAAATTTTAATTATGCAACAAGCTTTGTGTTTTGGGGGTATTAATCGTGTAGTTGATGTAGATTTTGATGATGTTAATCACACAAATAGGAAATTTGGTAAATATAGAAATAAAACTAAAACAGGTGAATCGGGCTACGATGTTAGAATTTATCATGAAGGTAACGTAGCAGACACTGTGGCAGTTAATAATGGTTTTCCCAATTCTAATGTATTTACAGACACTTGTTACGCAAACTCAACTTTCATGTTGAATAGAGATGATCCTGCGTTTAGTGGTATCCCAAATGTATCTTTTTACATTGAAGGTCAAAAAATACATGATATTGAGGAAAATAATGGAAGTTACCAATTAAGTGCTACTAAAAAATTTTCTAATAACAGCGCTTTAGTTCTTTTAGATTACTTAACAAATGAAAAGTACGGAAGAGGACTACCCTTATCCCGTATTGATTTAAAATCTTTTTATGAATCTAAATTAGTATGCGATAAGGTTGTTGCCACAGAGGCAGGAGAAGACTCAAAGGCGGTATCAGGCAGAGTTTATGGCGGTGTTCAATTAAGAGAATTTAAACTTTACGAGTTTAATGATGTAATTGATACTGAAGAAGAAGTTAGAGCAAATACTCAAAAAATAGTAGAATCTATGGGTCAGGCATTTTTAATCTGGTCTGAAGGAGTTTATAAGCTTTCATGTTATTATCCTGAAGAGCAACCTTCTGTTACAAATGAATTAATCGACCCATCTCATGTTTTTACAGATGAAGATATTATTCGTGAAGATATTAACATCTCATGGCCGAATTCAGAAAATAAATTTAATCAAGTAACTGTAAAATTTCCCAACGCCTTTAAAGATTTTAAAAATGATGATGCGACATGGCCAGAGTCTAATAGCCCCGTACATTTGACATTCTTGCAAGAAGATAACAATCAACCATTAAAGTCTGAAATACAAATCCCCGGAATTGTAGACCCTTATAGGGCTAAAGCAAGAGCCGAGCAAATTGTTAGAATGAGCAGAAATACTCATAGTATTGACATTACTTTTTCTAGAAAAGCAATTAAGCTAGAACCGGGAGACTTTTTTATTTTAGATTCTGAAATTGCAAACATAGATGCCCAAGTCTATAGGGTAGAAAAAATTGAGTTTGATTCAGAGTTTAATGTAAAAATTTCAGCATACTCTTTTAATTATTTAAACTTAGCTTGGAATATAGAAGATGACGCTATTTGGACCGGATCCCAGGTTATTGAAAGTGAGCTATTTCCCCCTTCAAATTTATTGTTTGAAACAACAGAGTTAAACAGTACTACTGCAAATGTAACAGGTAGGTTGTCTTGGACTAAAACAGTCTCTTTAAACTCTGAAATTCAGTATCAAGTTGATATTAGCAAAATTAATCCTCCACAAGTAGAAAATCCTGTATCAGATCCAGAACAAATTGGAACAAGGGAACAAGACATTTACGATTTATATCAAGAAGTTTTTTACAGACCTCCAAGTCAATCGGAATTTGAATTGTATACACAAACAGATTTGTCTGCTGTTGAAGAACTAAGAACTGAATTTTACAATTCAGAAGAAAAAAATTGGGTAAATGTAGGTAATACGAGTCAAACACAAATAGAAATCCCTAATTTAACATCAGGTGTTTATGATTTAAGCGTAAGAGCTATTGAAAGTCAAACAAGTACTTTGTTAGGTGGCGCAACATCGTCCCCTAATAACTTTTCAGTATTTGTATCAGGTGGAAAATCAGATAGAGCAATTCTTAGTAATAAAAGTATTGAAAGACGAGACCCTGTTGCAATTTACATAGCACCTGTTAGTGGGTTAAGTATTAATAAAAACGTCAATAATAGTTACACTGCTGACTCCTTAGATTTTGATATTGAAGCTTATCAAATAGACGAACTAGTTAGTAAAAAACGTATTAGAATAAATCGGGTAGATGATACATGGGATACCTTACCAGAGGATAGGTCTTTCGATATTGCTCCAAATCAGCTTAATACTGATAGGATTACAATTGGAAACCCTATAGAAATTAGTACAGACGGGTTAACAGCCACTTTAACTGTAAATTATTCTTATAATAATATTATTTCTATAGCAAGCATTTCAGCTAGTATTCAAATACCTAACGCAGCTATTTTTGTGAGCATTGAAACAAGTAACGGTAATGTTTTTAAAAACTCTGCAGGAGATTCTAAGACATTAACAGCAGTGGTGAGTGTAGGGGGTGAGTACCCAGATGAAAACACTTATTTAGGATACAGCTACAAATGGCTTTATAACGGAGAAACTGTCTACATGGACAATAACAGAAATATTTTAGATTATAATGGGTACCCATTAACTGACCCAGTAATCGCTGCAGGAATTTTTGGTGCAGAACCTGCGGATAGTACATTAACAACAAATTACTCAGGATCATTGAGATCAATTAACCTTGGACCAGAAGACGTAACAAATTCAGTTAAATTAAAAGTAGAAGTAGGAGGAATAGAATAATGGCAAGAACAGGTATTGCAGAAACAACAATTGTAGATATTTCAGACGGTGTTAACCCCGTTTCAGTATTTTTAGATAATGAGAATCACACATTTGCGGCTAGTGAGACGGGTGTTGTGTCTGACGTAAATGCTTTTAGCTCTACTTTACAAGTATTTGTAGGGCAAGTCAAAGCCACTTATAATACAAATCTTTTAAACATTAACACGTTTAAGTATACAGACGTTAGCTACGTGGGGAGCGCTACAGGGTGGGGCGCTCCTACTTATAGTACAACTACAGGTAAAATCACTATTCCCTCTATTTCAAGTGATCATTCCTCGTCTGCTATTATTCGAATAACTTTTTCTGTTAAAAACTCTTTAGGAGGTACTGTATCAGGGTTAACTAAAGATATTACTCTTGCTATTGCTCAATCAGGTGCTGGCGGACAAGTTATTAACCTTGCTGCAGAAAGTAATGGCTTTTTCGCTGGCCCGGATGGAACATTAGATTCCGGTCAAGATGATTCAGACATTTCTATTACTAAACAAGGTTTAACAGGTAATTACTCATTCTTTACATCACTTAATGGTGAATCTTTTGCTCAACAAATGTCCACAAGCACAGAGGCAGGTGGTATTTCAGCTTACTCTACTAATGGGAGCACTTTCTCTACAGGTACAATTAGTTCTTCTTCTACTGTAGCGTTACGAATTTCGCCTGGCAACTTGGGTAATGGAAATAATACCCTTACAGTACGAGTCACAGGTGCTGTTGGTGGTTCAGATTTCGTAACCTTTTACGCTATTAAAAAAGGTGATGAAGGCGAATCTGCTCTTGTAGTAGCTATCCAATCAGACAATGGAACAACCTTTAAAAACAACGATGGTCCTGATAAAACACTTACTTGTAAAGTTTATGATGCTAAAGATGGTTCGGAGATCACTAGCGGGGTAACTTATACTTGGAAACGTAACAACGGTGCTGCAGTCTATGTAAATAACTCTACAGATAGAGAAGTGCAACCTTTTTCCAGCACTGAGGCTACTGGTACTGATTATTCTAGTATTGTTGTTGGCGCAGGAGATGTAGATGAAAGCGAAACGTTTTCATGTCAGGTGAGCGTAGCTTAAAGGAGTCTTAAGATGAAAACAGGCTACGCGGAAATTACAATTACAGACATTACTGATGGCGAAAATGGTCTAGACGGTGTCCCTGTCTCTGCTCTAACTTTTAATTACAGATCTGATATTGATAATACTCCTGATAAAAACGGTGATATTTATGTTGGTGAATCCGGCAGCGCGGCAGATAATGGTGAAGTTTGGAGCAATGTGATTGAATTAGGGTCATTTAACAGAGACTCTAATGGTGTTGATCGGAGAAGTGAATTAGATAAAATTGTTGTAGGTAATACTCTTACATTTGTAGAAGATAGCCTGAATTGGGCAACCTTTAAAGTTAATTCTATCGATGATACCTCAACAAACTATATAGTTTTTCAAGTAGAATTGCTAAGCTCTTTGGGCGTATACCATAGATACACAGATTATAAATTTGGGTTTCCATCTAATGGTGTTGATGGAGAAGACGGCTATACTCCTATTAAGGGTTTTGATTACTTTGATGGTGTCAATGGTGTATCCGTAAAACTTCAATATAGTGTTAATGGCTCTACTAATTGGCATGATACTTATCAATCTGGTGACTTCTATATTAGATCTGGAACTTTGACCCCACCTGATACAACTTATGTTTATGGTCCTGCTACTAAATTTGTACCAGAAAAAGGTGTACAGTATGATGATGGTATCGACGGATTACCTTCTTATATTCATATTGCTTATGCAGATGATGCTTCTGGGAGTGGATTTAGTCAATCTCCAACAGGGAAAGAATACTTAGGTAGCTACACTGACAGTAACCCTACTGACTCTAATAATCCTAATGATTATACTTGGGTAAAAATTAAGGGTGAACAAGGCCCAGAAGGTCCAGAAGGTCCAGAAGGTCAAAATGGTCTTTCAGTTTATTTTGCTTCAATCTTTAGAAGATCTTCAAGCGGTCTCTTTACTCCTTCTGACGGTTCTTACAATTTTGATACTAAAACACTTACACCACCTACAAATTGGTTTACAAGTATCCCTGCTGGGACAGATCCTGTGTATACCTCTACAGCTACAGCTAGTATCGAAGGGAATTCTGGAGTCGATAGTACTTTAACTTGGTCCCCGCCAGTCGTTATTGCTCAAAACGGAGAGAAAGGTATAGATGGGGGCCGTGGCCCCGGTCGTTGGAATATCCCTGTAACTATCTTACCTACAGATAATACTTCTGCACAAGCTGCTTGGGATAATGATTCAACTGTTCCTGATCCACCTATAAAAGACGACCAAGCTTGGTTTTATACAGATACTCAATCTAACCCTACAAGTCAAGCTGTATTTATTTACAACGGAATTTCTTGGTTTGAACAAAATGAGGTTATTGATGGTAATCTGTTGGTTACTGACACTATTACTGCTTCAAAGCTGTATATTAAAGACTTATCAAAAGTATTTTTAGACTCCTTTGAGTCTGAAACTTCTATTTCCGAATGGTTTAATTCTTTAGGTAATGGAGAACTTAGTATTGAGACAGATCCTGATTCTGAATTAGGGGGTTTTGTCTTGAAAATAGGTGATAACTTAGATAATGATCAAGTCTGGCTTTCTTCTATTGCGAATATTCCTTTTGATCCTAACATAACTTATAAGATTAAAGTTAGAGCAAAACAAACTTTAGGAACAGGTACTGCCTACTTCGGTTTAGTTGGGGTTGCTGCAGACGGAACTACACTTGTAAATATAACGGGGGTGGATAGCTTTGCGTCACAACACTACCATGTTGCCTCAGGAACAGATATACCTCCTGTTTACACTACCTATACTGGCTACACAAAAGGTTTCGGATTAGAATTTGGAACTTCAGGCTCATCGCCTGATTCTGATTCTGCTGGTAAAATGCACCCTGATGTTAGATATATCCGCCCTGTAATGATTGTAAATTATAATGGTCAAAGCGGTATTACGTATGTAGATTATATGAGCATAGAGTCTATGGCGGGTGCAGATTTAATTGTAGACGGGGCTGTGACTGCTGATAAACTCAATGTTAATCAACTTGACGCAGTTTCAGCAAATATTGGCACTTTTCAGAGTGCAGCTTCAGGAGCGCGATTAGTAATTAAAGACGACACTATAGAAGTTTATGACGATTCAAACAATTTAAGAGTAAAAATAGGAAATTTAGCATAATGGCGTTTGGAAACGAATTAAATGTAGCTTTTGGATCTAATGATGTTTCGGATTTAAATTCTTTTAGAAGGTATGCTGTTCAAACTAAAACACAGAGTGTTACTACTTCCGCACAAACTTTTAATTACACTGCGCCCTCAGGTTGGAACACTAGTAATGGCACTTTTTATGTTTTGCCAAATTCTTCAGGAATTCTACCTCATTTTTCGGCTAGTGGTACTACAGTCACTGCTGAATTTCAAGCCTTTAATTCTAGTTTAAAAGCTAACTCTTGGAAAATATATTATTATATTGAGTCTGTTAGTGATTCTGCAACGGGTTACGGTATCCAAATTAAAAACGGAAACAACTACACAATTATTGGAGATAACTATCCTGTTTATCAAGTAAAAAGCGGGGGTACTTTAAATTACAATACAATAACAAACACTAGCTTTAGGCTTTTTAATTTACCTACCGGATTTAATATAAACGAAGATATAATTTTTGTAAAGCTAACTAATTCAGGAAACTTATTTGCTTTATCTAGATTAAGATATAACGAATCAGTAAATTATAGATTAGGTAGTTCTACAACAAATTCTTTGGAATATAGAGTTATTACTACTGCAAATAATTTACCCTTAGCTAATAACTACGGTTTAACTATATATGATGGTAATAGTAATAAAGTCTATGATAGTGGTTATGATATATTTCCATCTAATGGGCAATTTTTGTTGTTAAATGGTTCTAATACTGCAACTGTTGATAATTTAAAAGATGTTTGGATTAACTTACCTTTTGGAGTTCCTGCTCCAATTTGTCCTAATCCTAGTTTTTTGCCTACTTTTAATCTTATTAATGGTATAAAACGCTCCTCTAGCACTTTATCTTATGAGCAAGTTAGTGCTGTAGATGATGCTCCGTCTCTTGCGCAGTCTTTTCCGCATTTTACAAATGCAAAAATAGTTCAAAGATAAATAAAAGGAGCTTTACATGCGTAAATTTAGTTCAAGGTCTTGGAGTCGTTTACAAGGTGTTCACCCTGATCTTGTTGAAGTAACAAATACAGCATTGCAGTTATCAAGCGTAGACTTTGGGATTACTCAAGGTCTGCGTACTGTTGAACAACAAAGAGAATACGTCCGTACAGGCAAGTCTAAAACAATGAAGTCTAGACATCTTACTGGTCACGCTGTAGATGTTATTGCCTATGTTGACGGAAAATACACTTACAAACCGTTCGACTTATACACACAAATTGCAGAGGCTTTCAGAGAGGCCTCTCTACAACACGGAGTACCTGTTCTATGGGGAGCGGCATGGTTAAGATCACTTGATACCTACTCGTCTGCCTCTGTGGCACTCTCAGACTATGTAGATACAAGGCGGGCAGAAGGCCGTAAGCCTTTTCTAGACGGTCCACACTTTCAATTAACTTGGAAAGACTATCCGGTATGAAACAAAAAACTTGGAAGAGAGAAACTGCTTGGGCTTTACTGCTCTTCCTTGGTTGGGTAATTATAGGAGAGCAAGATGCAGAAATGGCTAAAGTCTTGGTTTGGCCCACGTTTACGTTTGCTGGTCTTGCTTTTGGGCTTGATTGGAATAGTAAGCAGTTGCGGAGCGACAAGTCCCTTGAGCCTTTTGACAGGGAGCGGCCCTAACGTAGCTGCTAATACTCAGGCAGGGAAAACCAACAATCAAACAATAGGTACAACTGAAGTAGATGAAGGACAAAAGATAGTAAGACCGAAAGCTAGAGATATTACTCAAACTAGTGAGGAAAACTCTAACAAAGTACAATCGGATAAAATTGAAACCGTAGTAGTAAATGAACTTGATCCAAAGTTCTTATTAATGTTTATTTTTGCCTTTATTGTATGGTCTTATTTCCTTTATATGCTGCCTTCTCCTGATCAAATTTGGAAGAAGAAAAAATAGTTGACCTTTAAGAATAAAGAGACAGGTTTAGACTCTCAAGTTTACCTGAATGTCTCTTTATGGGTGTAGTTAATTTCTATTGCTACACCCCTCATTTATAACACAAATAAATAGTTGACCTTTAAGAAGGAGGAACCCTCTATGGCTAGAGAAAAAGATCCTCGACTAGCACGGGCTGGAGTAGCTGGTTTTAATAAGCCTAAGAGAACTCCTAATCACCCTACTAAGTCACATATTGTTGTTGCTAAAGAAGGCGACAAAGTAAAAACAATTAGATTTGGTTCACAAGGAGTTAAAGGTTCTCCTAAGAAAACTAATGAATCAGAGTCTTATAGAAAAAGACGTGAAGGTTGGAAAGCTAGACATGCTACTAATATTGCCAAAGGTAAAATGTCTGCTGCTTACTGGGCTAATAAAGTAAAATGGTAGGAGCATAATAATGGCATTGTTAAAACAACCTAATAAAAATTATAAAAAGAGTGTAGCTGATCCTACAGATAAGTATCATTCTTTGTATCCTCTATGGAAAAAGTCTAGAGCTATCCTACAAGGGCAATCTAATGCTAAAGCACATGATTACAACTTAGAAGTAGATTTCAGTAATCTTCTAATTCCTTTTTCTCCTAGTATGACACCTGCTCAATATGAGTTTTATAAGTCAGAGGCAGAACTACCGGGATTAACTTCTCAATACTGCAAAGTGCTTATTAGTGCTCTACTAAGAAAAGACTCGACTTTAACTTTACCAGAGCAGCCACCAGAGGACGCTTTTAATTGGATTAAAAACGAATTTACTGCTGAAGGTAAATCATTATTTAACTTTTTAGATAAAGCTCTTTGGGAAGAACTACAAACTTCTAATGCTTGGGTTTTTGTAGATAGACCTTTTGTTTCTGATGAAGAATATGATATGATGACTCCTGAAGAAAGAGAGACTATTAAACCTTATCCTACCTTGATCGAGGCAGAAAATGTTATTAACATTCAAACCTCAACTCATCCCGTTACTCGTAAAAAAACTCTTAGTAGATTTATTACTAGATATCTTACTGAGAAGTATAAATCAGATAACCCTTGGCATCCTGATTATGTTGATACTGTTGCTGATCATTACTTAGATGAACAAGGTTTTCTTGTTATTGATATTTATCAAAAAGAAGACTCTAACAACGAGATTAAAGTTCTTAATGGTGAAGCAAGACAGGAGTATCCTAGAGATGCTCAAGAGCTAGGGTTTGAACTAGTTGATCGTAAAATGCCAATGATTTTCGGCAAACGTTTAGACAGAATTCCTGCTTGGCCTTTAAATGGTCAGCTAGACTACGTTGAACCAGTGCTAATGCCTTTAGTTGATAGAGAAATTTCTTTATACAATAAGGTATCCCGGCGTAATCACTTGTTATACGGTGCAGCTACTTATACTCCTGTAGTTCAGTCCGATATGACAGATGAAGAGTTTGAAGAACTAGTTGGAGCAGGTTTAGGTACATGGCTAAGAGTTCGTAAAGACGAATCAATTACTGTACTAGAAACCCCTACTAGTGCATTATCTGATATGGATAGGGCAATTACAGCTACAGTAGAAGAAATGGCTAAAATGGGTATCCGTATGCTATCCCCTGAAATGGCTGCTTCTGGAGTTGCCTTGGAAATTAGGAATGCCTCACAAACAGCACAGCTAGGGACTCTTAACGCTAAGATTTCTGCTACAATGAAAGAAATTATTGCTTTTATGATAAACTGGAAGTATGATTCTGATTTCACAGCAGATGATATTGAATTCCAGCTATCAAGTGATTTCTCACCAATGGTAGGTGGAGAAGGTGCGATGCGGCTTGTTTCAGAGTGGTATCAAACAGGCATTATTTCTCGTGAAACATTTATTAATATTGCTAAATACAATGATTTCTTACCTGCTGATTATGATGATGAATCTGCTATTGAACAAATTCAAACTGATCCGTTAACTCAAACTCCAGCAGATGATCAAGTAGCAATAGAAGAATAATTAACTTATGACCGAAAGTCCCTGATGTTGTCTAGTTACTTCATTACACCTCGGTCGTCTAACTACTCAGAGGAGTACTAGATGGATATTAATCAAAAAATTTTTGACAGTATAGTTGAACATATGACCGATGTTAGGCTGTATGAAGAAGGCGTACAGTTGCAAAACAGGCGTATTTTAAAACGTCATAGAGAAAATTTAAGTAAACTTTTAGGAAAAGACGTAAAATCTAATGTTGCTCCTGAAATTAAAAGATTTAATAAAGAATTAAACTCTCATTTAGTTTCTTCTATTAAAGAATTTTCTACTTCGCAACTATCATTTCATAGTGATAACTTTTACAAAGAAACTAAAAAGTTTTATAAAGTTACTCGGCCTAATACTAAAGAACTTTTAGCAGAAATTGTTGGTCCTAATATTAAAGGGGACAAAACTCTTGTTAAAAATTTGAATAATATCTCATCAGGTGAACTTGTTCGTGTTCAAACTAAAGTACGAGCAGGTTTAGCTAAAGGTACTCCTCCTAAAGAAATTATTGCAAGTGTTTTAAAAACTACAAAGTTAACAGAAGCACAAGCTAAGACTTTAACACGTACCTCTATTACAAGCACTCAAACTGCTGCATTAAACAAAGTTGTTGAAAGTAATAAACCTTTAATTAAGGGTTATATGTTTACTGCTATTTTAGATAGTAGAACAAGCCCTATCTGCTCTTATCATAATGGAAAAATTTATGATGTAGATGATATGAGGTTTAAACCGCCTTTGCATTGGAATTGCCGTAGCACTTTGGTACCAATTATCAAGTCTAAAGATGAGCTTTTAGATACAGACAGTAATAGGATTAAAAAGAATGTTTTGAAACAAGAAGATCCTACGAAGCTAACAGGGATAGCAGCTAAAAAGGAAACTTTTGGAGAATGGTTAAAAAGACAAACCTTTGAAACTCAAACTAATATTTTAGGTAGTATGGATAAGGCTAACTTATTCAGGGAAGGAAAACTAAAATATGAGCAATTTATTACTCAAGCGGGTAAAGCACTTTCTATTCAGGCTCTCCGTAGCCGCGCTGCTCAAGCGGTTTCCGTATTCTTACCAAAACAAAAGCTACGAGAACAAACCGTCGATATCAGAGTTTCAAGGCCCAGTTCCCTTATTAACAACCCTAAGAACAAAGAAGAGCTCAAAAACCTCTTTGTATTAGACAGCGATGATTATTCTAAGACTTTATCACTAACAGATTTTAAAGGTACTACGTTAGCAGGTAAAACTGCTTCTAGACGTAGAACAGGTAATGTGTTTGATGAACGCAACTTTTCGGCTGATCCTCTAACAGGAGAAATTAAGAATAACTTAATGTACGATCCTGATTTTAATTTGCTGCAAGAGCGGTTAGACTTTATGAAAGCCTCTAAACTTTTAAAAGCGGATGAAAAAGACTTTATTGAAAGCACTGTTTTATCGTTAGATGATAAGATTTCTGTTAATCAACAAACGGTAATAGTAGAAAACTTAAGGGTTGTATTTGAACGTTATGCTAAAGACAAAAAGCCTTGGGATGATTTTGCGGCAGTTGTAAGAGCAGAAAATAGGTTTGCTGTACAAAACGTTTCTAGGCTTCTTGATACACGATCAAGGAAAAAATCTGAATTGTTTCTTAGCTACATGAATGTTAAAGACGACGTTCCTAAAGTACAGATTATGGGTAATTATTATTCCTTCGATGATCTTCAGGAAGATCTTTTAAAAGACCAAAGATTTATTGACAATTGGCGAGCTAAACAAGGGGCTAAGCTAGCTAAGAAGATATACTTTACAGGCAGATTGCCTATGAAAGCTTATTTTCGTAAATTTACTGCAAAGTATCCTGATGAAAAAAAGATCAAAAAAGGTATAGAAAAGATAATAAAATCCGATCCAAAAACAAAGTTACTCTATAATATCTGGAAAAATTGGGGAAAACCTACTGAATCCTTTTTTGAAAAGTACAAAAGAGAATTTCGAGAAGAGGTTCGTCAAATATTAGATCTTGAGTTTTTATTTAAAAAGAAGAAACCAACTTCTAAAGTAATGGATGATAA